GTAGAAGTCCCCTGAGATAAGATAGTTCAGGGCGTAGTTACCGGTTGAAATCCAATCGGTAGGGTCATTAAACCCAATTCCTAAGCCATCAATACTTTTAGTGATAGACTTACGGAACTTCGATATATCGAAGGCCTTTCCCATGTCTATCTCCTATTAAGTACTTTGACGATTGCGAATCATCGCAATGATATCTGCGGCTCTGCTAGATGCTTCACCACCTGCGCTCTCAGCTTTTGCGGCTGGAGGAGTGAATGATTTCTCTGCTGTTGCAACTTCTTCTTCCCAGGGTGCAGCCTCTTCGGCTACAGGTGCTGGTGCTGCCTTAGGAGCAGGTGCGGCTGCTGGTGCTGCCTTAGCGCCACCTTCATCTGCATCGCGGCCACCAAAGCCTGCTGGCTTAAAGTATTGGCTCCAACGATCTGGATCATATGCTTCGCCATCAACTGATGCTTCAAACATTTCTTTGATGACTTTAAGTTCAACTGCGCCTGGCTTCTTAGGTAAGAAGTCTGACAATTTGAACAAACCGTGTTGTGCAATAGCCGCTTGTTCTTCTTCGCTCAATGCACGTTCACGACGAGCCCAAGTTGAAGTAGAGTAGTCAGCGTAACCACCTTTGCTAGTTTTAGCAATCTTAAAGTCCAAACCACGAACGTAGTCTGTTGGCAATTCTTCGATCTCTGCATCCATTAGTGCGTTCTTAACAATGTTAAAAATCTGGCTACCAATGATGAATCGACGAATTGGATTCTCTGGAGTACGGTCTTCTTTGAACTTGCTGTCAACAACAAATCCTTGGAATAAGTAAGACTTTTTCTTCCAGTACTTACGACCCATATCTTCCAAGCTCTTGTCTTTGAACCAAGGACGAACCTCAGTAAGAATTGGACAGGTCTCACCCCACATTTCCATACATGGGACTTGCACAGTCACGGGCTTAGAATTTGTTTCACCTTTAATTCCAGCAAAAGGCAATTTGATCATTGCTCGCTCTAACCAGAAAAAAGTGTTGTTTGTGTCGCCATCGGGCAAGAAACGAACTGTTACGTTTGTGTTTTCTGCGATGTTCCAGTGTGGAAAAATTGCGTTGTCGCCGCCGGATTGTCCGCCGGTTTGTTGTGCGCTCTGTTGAAGTTTTGCGCGAATTTCTGCTAACGTTGCCATAATAATGTTTCCTTAATAAAGTTTTATGTGCCGCTTTCTTAAAGCCAACTGACTAAAAGAAAAACTGTGCATAGAGTTAACTATACACAGTTTTATTTATGTTTGCAACCTAAAAGGTGCAGATAATATGGTTTATTTTGCCAATCCGGATAATTTCATAATTGATGAAAGTTCTTCACTCATTCCCAATTCTGCCTTCTTACGGGCTAGACCTGCTGAGCTTGTTGGGCTATTGGTTTTTTCTTTTTCTAAATCTTTGGTAGACATTTTCCAGTCGCCGCCTTGTTCCTTGCGCTTGTATGCAGGAACTTGACTCTTGTCTGGACCACTTTCATTTGGTCCGCGGTCGTCTGGAACGCCAGCGGCCTTCAATGCATCTGCTCGATCACCGTAACCTTTAACACCTGGCTTGATATCTTTAGATGCCTGTCTAATCGCTGCCTTTTCTGTGTCAGAGGCATTGCTAGCATCAACGTGCTTCATTGTTGTAGAAGCTTGATGACTTTCTCTACCTTCAACTTTTGCCTTAATGTTGCCCACAAGTTCTTTTAGTCTTGCTAATCCGTCATCACCGTTAACTTGTGTGCCATGACGTTGTTGCCATTCTTGTGTTAGTTTGTTCATAAATTGTTCTGCCATTTGAGCTGCTTGTTCGCCTGCTTCTTCTCCAAACTTTTCACTGATAGATTTCTTAACATCTAGTACAATGCCTTCGCCACCGCGGAATGGTCCAACTTCTGGGTTGTCACGATTATAAAAACTCTTAACAATCTTAGCAACTTCTTGTACCATTGAGCTAGTATCTTTACCTTCAGCTACTGGAGGTTGTGCAGGAAGCGCCTCAGGAGCAGGTGGTGGCACTTCTGCTGGTGGTTGTTCTTGTCCTGAACCAGTTAGGCCTAGTGCTACTAACAGTTCTGGGTAGCTTTCTTGAGCCCACATTTTTAAAACTTCCATAGGATCAGCAGATGGATCTAATTCAGATGCTGATTTAAATTTATCTTCTAAGTCAGAATCAGTTAGACCCAAGCCGCTGAAAAATTGCCATGCTGTTTGACCGTCAGGACCTAATTCTAGTTCGCCGTTAGGCAGTTCATTCATTGCTTGTTTTAATGCTTGAATTTGATCATCAGTTAGTTGACCTTGCTCAGTTGCTTCTGCCCATTCTTCAAATTTGCTAAATGCATTTTCTTTAACACCAGTTCCGCATACGCAAGGGTCTTCCTTGCAATCTGGACAAATGTCTGTTTCTTCATTTACATATTCTTCTAGGTCTACTGTATTTGTTTCTTGCATGATTTTGTGGATCAATGGAAAGAAACTTGCTAGGTCTTCTTTGAAATTTGTTTCTGTAAATTTTGCCTTGTAGGTTTCCATAGTTACAGGATCTAGTTCCATTAGGTCATCGCCCTGGTCTACTCCTGCTAATTCTGTTACCCATGATTCATAATGATGACGCTTGCTTAGTGCTTCGATAGTTGCTTTTAGTTCGTTTAATCGGCCTACGGCCCTTTGTGTAATTCCCATAGCGTCATCATGCAAACTTGTGTGTTGTACTTGTCTTTGGAATTCTTGTAGTTGAGCAATCTGTTCACTCATACGAACAATAGCCTTGCCGGCCGGGTCGTGCGGAACACCACCATGGTCAACGTGTTGAGCCATAGCAAATGCGCCAGCCGGATGAATGAACGGATATTTGAATCTTTCACCGTCTCTGTTTTGAATATAAATTGCCTTGATGTTTTTACGTTGGCTGCGAGCACCTGGATACATTTCGTCAACTGCTTTGTGATGTCTTACAATGACTTCAGTTGCGCCCTTAACTGCGCGGCTAGTTTTCTTAGAACTCTTTTGGTTCCAACGTGATTCGTTCATGTTCATAGTAGGGTCTTCTTCCTTAGGGGCTTGCGTGGCAGCAAGATGTTGAAAATCGTTTCTGTCAAGATTTGTCTTAGCGATGTCGCGTGTGTCAAACCGCAGTAATCTACGCATGGCAAACATACGCATTTCTTTTAAAAATCCGTACCAAACTTGTTTGCTAGGATCGTCTTGATTTTCTGTAATACCTTGGCTGTAATAAATCTTTAAGCTACCTAGGTCGTTTAGGCTGATGCTAACACGACCTAAATTCACGCCTTCGTTGACAAAGTCAAAATCAAAGAAACGTGCTTCTGCAGGGTCAATAGTAACTGCTCCTGTTTCATCGCCCATTTCTAAATTAGTGAAACGGCTGCGAACTTTGTCAAACAGGTCTTGAGAGATTAATTGGATAGCTTTCATATTAGTTATTTATTAATAATTGCTGATGTAGATGGGCATGGGCATGATAAACTCGTCCTCGCGTTCTTCTCGCATTTTGTCGTAGATAGCAGGATCCCACTCCTGTAGCATCAGGGCCATGCGTATAACCAACAATGTAGCACTAACTAGGTCGTCGTGTAGGCCTACTTTAGCTTCAAAACTAACGCCTTTTGCAATGTATCCTTTAAGTTCGCTGATTAACGGCTTACTTCTAACTCGGAATCTTTTGCTTTCTATTAGGTGCTTTAGTTTGGCACAGGCATTAATTTTACTCGAGTTTGTAGTGTTAAATCCTTTACGGAATCTACGTACATGCCCTTTCTTAATAGGTTCACTTAAGAACAGGCCCGGGACACTCTCTTCGCCAATTTCTTCAATGGCAACTAGAGCAGCCTCGCCAATGTTGTTATTTTCTACTGAATAATATATGCTAGACTGAACACCCTTAGCGGCACATTCATCGTTAATAAAGTTAGCAAGATCTCTAAGAATACGCACCTGACCTTGAATAGTTGTTAAGTTATGTTGCCACTCTCCTACTTGTTCAAAGCTAGGTATTTCTAAAATCTGTATAGCTGCAGGGTCACCGCCTGTACCTAGGCTAGGATCTAATGCTAGTAAATAGGTACTCATTGGATTAACTTTCTTATACCAACGAGCTTGACCCATCTTCATAATGGGTTCGTCACCTTCTAGACCTGCAAGACAAATACTGTTAATCAATGTTTCATCAAAGACCAAGAATTCACAATCGTGTTCTCGTTTAAAACGTTCTTCACCAATACGACTACGTTCTTCATTGGCCCAGTTTTCATCACGATCAGGGTGCTCATTCCAGTATGCACGGAATGGAAAAAATCCGTTGCGTCCTAGAGTCTGCTCGTTACCAAACTCATCAAACTTATAATTTGCTTCTTTCCAAATATTAGCAAACTGGTCTTCATCACTGTTAGGAGTGCTTGTAATAATCGCTTTACCACCAGTGGCTAGTGTAGGCGAAATAGAAGTCCAGAATTCAACGGCAATGTTAGGTTCAACGAACGCAAACTCGTCAGCATATAGTAATGACAGTGACAAACCTCGACCAGTTGTTTCAGTTGTTGTCTGTGCAATAATACGGCTTCCGTTATCGAATTCAATACTTTGTTTGTTGTAACTCTTTACACCGCAACGAATATGATTAGGACAAAGTTCGTAAGCATATCGAATACGTGACATAATTTCTTGGGCACCTGTAAACTTGTGCGCGGCAACTAGAACAGTTGCATCAGGTACAAACATAGCGTACCACAACAAATATCCTGCGGCTGTTGTTGTCTTACCTGTTTGGCGAGGGAGTAAGTTTACGTTAAATCGATTTCCATGATAACTGTCAATTAGCCTGCGTTGATATTCAAAAGGCTCGTACTGTAACTTACCTTTAGTAGGGTGTTGAATATAAAAAAAGTTATCAAGAAAATAGTGAGGTCCGTTAGTTGGGTCCGTGCATTTCAGCAGATCTTCAATATCTTTTTCAGTATACTTGTCAGCGCTGTATGCAGTCTTAACTAGTTTGTTATCCGTATATGCCATGCATTTATTTAATGAAAAAAATAGACCCCGAAGGGTCTATTTGGTAAAGGTAAAACTTATCAGTTTTCGCTGACAAACCTTTTGTATTGTGCAAATA